TACCCAACTCGGTGCGGCGAGACGCAGCGAAGCCATCCTCAAACGCACTAATGGTGGCGATGTAGGCGTTCGCGCCTTTCACGTTCGGGTTAGACAAACCTGGAATAGTGATCGTCTGCCCATCAAGGTCGAAGGAGAAATCATCCTGACCGATACGCTTCCGCTTACTGCGGATCGTGGACAGTTTCGTTTCCTTATCCAACAGATCCTTGCGAAGAAGAGCCAACGCCGGGGCGGCGTTCTTCAACGTAGTACGACCAACCTCAATCTTTCTGAGGTTGTCGTTGTACTCCGACATCACCCGCATGTACTCGGTCTCGCGAGCAGCCAAGCGATTCTGAATCCTCTGGCGAGCCTCAGCAGTCATTGCGTTATCAAGACGCTTCCGCGTCTTCATCAGCAACTCTTCCTGCCGCAGACGCTCCTTAGCCAAACGGTTCAAGTTCCGTTCCGCCGTGGCGACACCAGCACGGTCAACCTCAAACGACTTCACGGCATTATTGAAATCGCCCCGCGCCCGCTTCAACGACTTCTCTTTACCCGTGGCACTACGCACCATCCAGCCAGCCTGAGTCGCAGCAGACTGCAACTTCAAACCACGGTTATAGAAGAAGTTACTTAAACCCCTACCCGATTCGCGGACACCATAGATCGTTTCCAGATCCATCGACGCACGCATGTACGGGTCAACCATTGAGTTCTTCGGAATGTACGCCAGACGCAGCAAGTTCAAGTTGCTGAACGTCATGTTCATCAAGTCAAGGAACGTGTTGAACCCCATCGCCCCACGCTGCATCGTCAGCGAAGCCGACTGGCGACCAGAGATAGGCGGCTCACCCAAGTAGTCGCCCTTACGGTTCGCGTCACGAACCTGACGAGCGACCTCCATCTCAAGCCGCTTAAAGTCAAGGACCGGGAGCGTGTTCGGCTCGTTCGCCCGAATACCCAACTGGACAACGTTAATGTTGCCGTCCTCGTCAGGGATCAGTTTGTACTGGTCAAGGAACTCACGAGCGGACTGCCGATTACCGGCAGTGTTCTTGTACCAATCCTCAAACTGCTTAACCAATCCAAGGTCGCTCTTGTCCTTAACAGACTTGATACCCCGGACCCCGTACGCCTCAGCCATATCCATGATTACGAGGCGTTCCATGCGGGCGAGGAAAGATGCACGGTCAGTGTCCGTGACCTGAGAGTTCCAGTCTTGGATCATGCGCCGCTTGAACTCTGCGCCCTTCCTGCCCTTCAGGAAATCCAGCCGGTTCAACTCGGAAAGAATGTCGTACACGGCTTCGTTACGGCGCGGGTTCGTGATGTTGATGTGTCCCTGCGGGCGACCCGAACTAGCCCACGTGATCACACGCACAGCCCGGTCATACGGAGAAGACTGGTAGACGCGAGTCTTCCAACCGTTACCATCGGCGCGGCCCAACAGTTCAGCATCGCCAAAGATGTTCATCGCCTTAGCGCGAGTCCGCGTCGTGTTCAGTTTCTCAATCAAAGCCAACTTCGTTGGCTGATACGACGACAGGGCAACACCAGTGCCCTTCTCAGCACCGAAACTATCCAAAGCATTAGCGAGGTCAACGTCACGTTTGCGGATATCCGCCAGGATCGATGCGAGACGACCAGCCTCAGCGGCATCAGGAAGAGCATGGATCTGCTGCCAATCCGTCAACGGATCCATCCGCACGCCATAGTTATTCAAAGCGTCAGCGGCGGAAGCCTGCGACTTGAACAACCGATCAAGTGCGGCCTTATCGCCACGCTCCGCCTTCAAATAGTCAGCGACATCCTCGGCCCTGTTCAGGCGGGACACAATCGTTGACGCACGATACGGGTTGTTACTCGCTGCAACCAGCGGGTTGTTCAGCAAACGGTCGCTGCTGGTTTCATCAACAGCGTCCTTCATGAACTTCGTGGTCGCGTTGCTGAACATCCCAGGGTTCGCACCCGAGTTGATCTCCTCAACGGACTTGTCCAGTTTCGCGTTGAACTGCTTCAAGTCTTCAGCAGAATCAATGGTGCGCTTACCGAAAGCAGCCTTGCGAGCACCACGCCACGCAACGCCAGCACCCTTGCTGCCGATAGCCATCGCCGACAAGTCAAGACCCGCACTGATCATGATGCCGATCGGATCATCCTTGAACGCGGCATCCTTCTCAGCCACATCAAGGATGTCGAAATCCTCATCCATGTACGGGCTGTTTTTCAGATACCGCTCCGCAATGAACTTGCCAGCAGCAGATGGGCCTTCACCCGCAGGGTTGATCTTCGTGCCCCGCAGCAACAGCGACGTGAACGGCTTCGCCCACGCCTGACCCAAACTCACTTCGTTCGCGTACTCGCGAGACAAACGCCAGTTTGTGATGAAATCATTGTCAGGGTTGCGCTTGGAAACCTGCGACAACATTTCCGGCGACAGCGCAGCGGCCTCTTCGAACAGCGGCTCAATGAATGTGTCGTCGATGAACTCGGTCACCGTCAGCAGCGGGTTAATGATCGACCCGAGGAAAGGAGTTTCCGTGGCCTGCTTCAGGTAACCGCCGACCTTCTCTTCCACGTCGCCGACACGAGTCGACTCCGGGCGAGTAGCACGATCCTTCTGAATCAAAGCCTCAGCGTTCTGAAAATGCTGCTGCTTCGTGAAATCCTCAACGGGCGACGGGGCAGGCTTATCAGCGGACGGCTGACCCGGAACAAAAAAGCCCTGGTCATCTTTAGCCATCAGTTTGTCCCGTCATCTGCTTCAACACCGTGATCCGGTCGTCGTCGTTCTCAAAAGGAAACATCGCCAAGTCCCAAGCAACCGGAGCGAGATCAAACCCCACATACTCAAGGTTCTCCTCAAACCGCTGCCAGACACTCACTGCAGTTGACTCCTTAAATAGCGAACAAAACTACGCATAGTTCCCGACGTGATATCCGACTGCGCATACCGTTCAAACATCGGCATGTACTTCCGCAACCGCTCCAGATCATCAACGATCTGCTCACCAGTCGACTTGCGGCCAAGGACAGCGGAACTCGCACCCGGCCCGATATCCAACCCAGCCGTCACCGGCTCGTCAGGTCGACGAGTCGGCTCATCCAGCCGAGTGATGTTCGGAACAATCGACGGTGCTTCCGCCATCTTCGCCGCACCCTGAATGCCAGAGAAATCTTTCTGCTCCCCGTACGCGGCATTCGGCATCGTCATTGTGGGTTGCCCCGGACCATCAGTCCGTTTACTTAATGATCCGGGGCCGCTCACGGGGGCAGGCTTCTTCGGTGCAGCCATGCCTGCTCCTTATCTCATGTTGCGTCGGGCGGCCATATCCATGTAGGCGTAGCCCGGACGGTTACGGATGTTGCGTGTCTTCGTCGCAGCACCCGAACCGAAACGCTCACTACCAGCACCAGATCGGTACTGCTTACGACGCTTCATTTCCTTCTTGCGAGCCTTCGCTGCTTCCTCAGCAGACATCGACTGGGTGCGTTGCCGGTACGCTTTACGCTTCGCGAACTCCTCGCGAGTGATATCGCGCCCGTACTTGTCACGCAACGTAGGACGGCTCTTCGGCTTCGGCTTCGGCGTAGTCGACGGGTTATTGCTCACCTTGTCGCTAGACGACGGAGCCTTGTCGGAGTCAAATTGCTTCGCAACCAACCCGGCAGCACCCAGCGCACCCAAACCAAGCAGAGCCTTCTTACCGCGACCCGTGGTCTTACCGCCAGCCTTACCAGCCGACGACGCTCCCGGCCCGATAGCGCGAGGAACCTGACCGCCACCGCGACCAGCACCCTGACCGGAACCACCCATCGGGCGGGTCTTCATATCAATCGGTTCACGCTGGTTGCGGCCACCACGAATAACGCGACCCTGAACAACCTCGCTACCTGGGCGGGCAGCAGGAAGGTTGCCGGGAATGCGGCGACCAGTGGACTCACGAGTTGTGCTTCCGCGACCCGTCGGGACAAGCCCTTGGCTAGCGCGTGGACCCTCCGCGCCCTTACCCTTGCTCGGGTACGAGCGAGGATCCGTCACAGATTGACGGCGACCCTCACGAACATCTTTCTCAATCTGTTCCTTGCGGGCCTTCACAGCCTTATCGCGCTTCACCTTCTCAGTGAACTTCTTGCGATCTGCAGCCTTCTGCGACTCTTTCGGCTTCACCGTCTTCGGCTTAGCGGAAGAAGTCTTCACCGGGTTGCCGACAGGGAGATTCCCTGCAGCATCGGGAACATCATCGCCAGGTCGGCGACCTTCCTCCCTCATGCGGCGAGCAATATCAAGACGCTTCTTTGTTTCCTCAGCGGCCTGCTTACGTTCCGCAGCCGTGCGAGGCTTCGTGAAGTTCTTCTCCCGGTTCCGACCGAAAGCCTTGATCTTCGCGTCCGTCACACCAGAAGGAAGTTTCGGACCCTCAGCACCCTCACGGATCTGAACCGGGGAAGCCTTGCCAGTGTTCACAGACTTCGTCGATGACTGGGCAGCGTCCTGCTTTTCCAGTTTCTTCGCGCCCTGCTCCGTCTTGGCCTTCTGCTCACCCTTGCGTCGGGCGGCACGCTCCGACGGAGTCAAACGGTTACTGCCCCCAGGCTTCTGACCCGTTCCACTGCCACCCGCTCTCGGTGCAGTGGTCTTCGGCTTTGCCATACCGGCAGCCTTCTCAGCAGCCGTCGATGCTTCCCTAGCCTTCTTCGCGGCTTTACTGGCCTTCGCGCCGAGACGCAACGCGCCACCACCGGGCACAGCACCAGCAGCCAAAAGACCTGCTTCACTTGCAAGGTCTTCTTTGCTCTGCTTCTCACGCATCCACGGCGGACGCGGATCCATGCCGACAGACTCAGCAAGCAGCAACGCCGCATCACCCGGATTGCTTTTAATCCACTCAAGAACCTGCTCAAGGGAGTTCTTGCTGCGACCCTTCAACTGCCGCTTGTTAGTTTCCTTGGGGCGTGCCATCAGTAAGGCTTCTTCCTCTGTTGGTCAGCAATCAACTTCCCTAGATCACCAGGGTTACGAGCCATACCCTTAGGTTGCGCAGTTGTGTCACCCTTAATGCGCTTGGCTTTCACGACCCGCTTGCGGTAACCACGAGCGTCGTCCTTGTTGATTGCCTGCTTGGCGTTCTTCTTCAACTTCTTGGGCTGCATCTTCACGAAGCGAGTGCTGCCCTTGTAGTCAGCCATGACTACTTGTTCTTCTTGCCGCCTGCGCCAATGCCCTTAGGGGTAGAACCCTTTGCAACTTGGCCGCCACCAACAACGCCACCACCAGGCTTCTTGCCCATGATTGCCTGACCAACGGGGGCCTTACCCGGCTTCCCCTGCTTACCCATCGCCATGCTCTTCTCCTTATGCGGGAACTTGACGAACCACTCGGCCCGCCATAACTGGATTGCCACTACCCGTTAAACCAGCCAACAACTGCTGCATAGGCGGTGGCCCTTGCGGGAGTGCTTCGTTCTCAACCGGGCCGCTCATGTCTTGCATACCCGGAGGGGCTAGCGGGTTAATGTCACCCGCCTGCTCCTGCTCTTCTTCCTTCTTCTCAAACGCTTTCGCGACAGCATCCTCAATCGCCACGCCCTTCTTTCGGGCAGCGATAACAGATGCCATCCGTTCGATGATCTCGCTGGGGTCTTGCCCCTGCGAAGTCATCTGCGGGATAGCCGCAGCAAGCGATGCGACACCAGCCTTCAGGCTGTCCCGCATTTCTTCCATGTCAATCGCCCGCTCCTCCTCATTGGAGTTCAAGGTGATCGGCAAGTGACGGCGAACAAAGTTACGAGACAGCAACTTGTCGCCACGCGCCTGAAGCGCGAAAATCAATGCACGGTTCGGGTCAAGCCCAGCCATCAGCCCGTACTCAACCATCACGCCATAGTTGCCGTTGATGTCCGTCGCAGGCTTGTACCGCAACTTGTACGGCACACCGTTCGCTGTACCCGAAACCTCTTTGCTCAAGTTCGGGAAGTACGCATCATCAACAGCCATAGCGATAGCGACCGCGTCACCCAACGCTTCACCGAGCATCGCCTGCGCGACCTTCACCTGCGAATCGAACGCAGCCTGCAAAGCCTTCACGCCCTGCCCGGTAACAATCGACCCGTCCGCTTGACCCGCTCGGGATTCAGGGAAGCGAGTCCCGAACCGAAGTTCCTCACCCAGCAGGTTGTTCTCAGCGAACGTCATACTCGGCATATCCAGCGGGATACGCCTGATCTTGTCGGGGCTGTTCGACCGGATAACAGAGTCCGGTCCCACACTCAACTGCGTGACATCCTGCGGGATAGCCAGCGGAGCCTCAACGCTTTTCTGCGTCGCCTCCATCATCAGCAACGCCAGACGCGCCTTCGCCGCATACACCGGCAGAACGTCATCGAACTGGCCCCGCTGCTCACCATCCAGGCTCGGACGTTGCGCGATAGCGACCGGCACGCGACCAAGCGGATTCGCGGCTTTCGCCACCACGAGACCTTCACGCTCAGGAATGAACATGACCGACTCGTTCGCGTCATACCAGCGAACAACCTCAATGAACTGGTTCGCGTCGACCGACGCACCAAACGCCGACTTCTTCAGGATCTTGTCAGCATGCTCAGGGAACTTCGCCGCCAAGTCACCAGCGCGACGCTGGAACACGTGGCAGTACACGTTCACCACACCGAAACGATCCACATCAAAGTAGGAACCCTCAGCGGACTCCACATGAATATGAGGACGCTTGTCCTTAAAGTTCGGTTCCACACGCAGCGGCACGAAACCGTACGTGATGAACTGGTCAGCGGCACGGATCATGTTCGTCGCCAAACGCGACGACGCGATATAGAAGTTCGCGATCTTCGTCCGCTTATCCGCCTTCGACCGGGACGACTCATCCAACGTCGAATCACCCGTCGCGGTGATCGTCGGAATGACACCAATCTGTTCCGACAGATCCTTCGCCACGACATCGATCAAGTTCGCAACAATCGGTTTACTCCACGTACCCTCAGGGAATAAACCGGGGAACACCTGTTCGGCGTGCCCTGCACGAACGAGCGCGACCTCACGCATCCGCTTGTCACGTTCCGCGTTCCGTTTGCGAATCGCATCAAACTTCGCTGCGTAGTTCGTCACTCGTCACCTCCTAAATGCGAGCAAAATGCTGCGCTGCAGCCAACTCATCAAGATTGATCACATACCGGGCATCCTTATCGCCACGGGCTGCGAACTCATTCGACAGAAAACTCTTCACATTGCTGGACTGAACCAGCACCTCACGCGCCACAATCTCGCAAAACCACAACGCCATAACCGTGTCCATCTTCAAGTTCTTCCCACGGACACCCGGCTGCCACGTGATCAACTGCTCCACCAGTTTCTTCACATGCTCACTGCGAGACTGATCCGGCAACTCAATCAAATTGTCACCAGCATGCTTCGTGGCCTCCTGGCCGTCACGCTTCGTCTTCGTCCCAAACAACGGGGCAAGAGACGCGACACCGAACTCAGGATCCGTCTTGTTATTGCTGGTGTGATGAGGTCGGTACGCGATACCCCGCGACGCGAGAAACGACCGGATCTCCTCATCCTGAGTCAAAAACAACTGGAACGCATTCGACTCAACAATCACCGTATGAGGCTTATACGCCTCCGCCCACGAACGAATCAACTCCCTAATCGCCGCAGGCGTAGGAGCCGTCATCACGTGAACATCCAGCACATACCGCTTCTGTGTCCGGCGATCCACCGCATACGCCACAGCAGCCGTATCCCCACTCATCGCAGGGTCAATACCGATCACCCGATAGAAACCCGCAGAGTCCTGCGGGTGACCGGCAGCCCCAGACACCAATCCACCCGGCTTCCTCATTCCATTAACCGCGCCTCTGACGCACACCGGGTCGAAGATGGCATCCTCCGCGACATCAAGGTTCTGGTACACCAGAGACCACTTGCCGGGGCCAACCTCATTCCTGACCGCGTTCAAACGCGGACCAGACCAACGTTCGAACAAACCCTCCTCATCAGGAAGATCATTGTCCGAAAGAACCTGTTCACTCTTCGGCCAAAGCGTCACCCAATCCACCGGATCAGGCGCATACTTCAACACCGCAGGCATCGCCAAATACGTCCACGGAATCACACCATCGGTGTAATGCTCCGGGTTCCGCAACTCCCGATACAAATCAACCGGAGCCACCCGAGTACCCACAATCAGCAACTGGCCCCCACCAGGAGGAAGACGAGACGCAACCTCCTGCCGAATCCAATCCTGCTGCTTCGGCCACTCACCCGCATTCGACAACGTCACCACGTCATCAAGAACAATCAAATTAGCGCGGGAGCCATAAATCTGACCACCCATACCCAACGCCTCAACCGTAGGATCCTTCTCCCCGGAATCGCGGGCATCCCCACCCAAATAAATCTTATTCGCAGCCCACTGATCAGCCGTCGCCTTATACCCATCCACCGGCCCAAAAGCCACCTGCAAATCCGCATACCGAGGATGAGTCAACCGCTGCTTAATCGCATACAGAAACTTCTTCGCCTGCTCCTGAGTCTTCGACACAACCAACACATTGATATTCGGATCCTTAGCAATCCGATACGTCACATAGTTGATCGTCACCGTCATCGACTTCGCATGATTCGGCGGAACATTCACCAGCAAACGGGCCAGCCCCGCTGCACCCGGCTCAAACACCATCGGATCCGGCAACCAACCAGGCTCCCGACCCTCCAACAGGTCAACCACATTCTGCATATGCGGCCACACACGAGTCCCCAAATACCGCTCCGAGAACTCCGAAAAACCAATATCACTACGGCGGGCCGACTCAGCCTGATCCGACAGGCGGAGACGGGCCGCATCCACCTGAACAGCAAAACCCTCAACATCACGCCGCTGCGCGTCGTACCACGACCGCGAGCGGCCAACAACCTTCAACCCATCCGCAATAGTGCGGCCCTGCCGCACCAAATCCAACAACTCGCGGCGAGCCTCCTCCGGCGAGACGCGACGACGGGAACCAGAATCCACCACAACCTCCACCAGGGGCAAACAACAGACCCCCAACAGGAGACACACTGAGGGCTACTACATTCCAAAAAACACTTAAAGCCCCGCTCGGGGCGAAGCCCCGACGGGGCATAAACAAAAACTCTTTCTACATATAGAGGGGGCTTGAAAATCGGCGCGTTTCAAGACCCCAACCCAAACTTTTTTTCAACACGCCCCACTATGTCCTAGTTTAGG